TGATGTTATTGTAATAGCTGACCCATACCCAGATTTGGAGTAAATTATGAAAGAGAAACTTGACGATATTCTCGATATAAAAGAAACTACTGTAGTAGAGATTGGTAATGAAGAAAAATTACCTACTACTTATAGACCATCACTCGAATCAGATAAAGAAATCGATACTGATACTAAATATGTACGTCAGAATTTCTACGATTTGATTGAGAAGGGTCATGGCGCTATCGACGAACTACTTGCAGTCGCAGATCAATCACAACATCCACGAGCATACGAAGTGCTCGCTAATATGATTAAGACAATGGGTGATATGAATAACGATTTGTTAGCGATGCATGAGAAAAAACAAAAACTCACCGGCGAAAAACCAGAAGAAAAGAAGGAAACAGTCAACAATAATCTTTTTGTGGGCTCTACGAGCGAGCTACTGAAGTTGATGAATAAAGATGACAGTTGAAATACGAGATATTGAGGATTATCGTTCCTATCTTGGAAATGTAAATCTCAAACGAAAAGGCGTAACGATTGAATGGACCGAAGAAATGGTCCAGGAATTCATTAAATGCGCCAAAGACCCGATATACTTTGCTGAGCGGTATATTCAGATTGTTCACGTCGACCATGGACTTATACCGATCAAGCTCTATGAATATCAAAAAGACATCATTCAAAAAACCACAGATCACAGAAGAACATGTGTGGTTACTTCGCGGCAGGCGGGTAAGACAACGACTGCAGTATGCCTTATTCTCCATTATATTCTTTTTAACGATCATAAGCTTGTTGCTCTTCTCGCAAATAAAGGAGACGCTGCAAGAGAAATTTTGGACCGTATCAAAACGGCTTACGAAGCTTTGCCGAAATGGTTGCAACAAGGTGTTATCGAATGGAACAAAGGATCCGTAGAATTTGAAAATGGTTCTAAAATTCTTGCAGCAGCCACATCATCATCAGCAATTCGAGGTAAATCAGTATCTTTTCTTTATATAGACGAAACAGCATTCGTAGAAAACTGGGACGAATTCTTCGCTTCGGTATTTCCTACAATTTCTTCTGGTACATCAACCAAAATTCTTTTGACGTCGACACCGCACGGTCTGAACCACTTTTACAAGACGTGCGAAGGAGCAAAAGCGGGAAAGAACGGGTATCAGTTCGTAGAAGTTCAGTGGACTGATGTACCAGGACGAGATGAAAAATGGCGTGAAGAAACACTCGCCGCGATGGATTTTGATACAGAGAAATTTGCACAGGAAATGGAATGCGAGTTTCTCGGATCATCTGGAACATTAATATCAGGTTGGAAACTTAAGCAACTCGTATATAAAGAGTCTATAAAAGAAGTAGGCGGTATTATAGTATACGAAGAGCCAAAATTAGAAGGCAATTATGTCATAGTCGTCGATGTAAGTAGAGGAAAAGGACTTGACTACTCGGCTTTCCAAGTCATTGACATCTCACAAATGCCTTATGTTCAGGTTGGTGCATATCGTAATAATATGATTACACCAATTGACTATGCATCAGCTGTGCATGCAGCCGCAAAATATTATAATGATGCGAATATACTCGTCGAAGTGAATGACATCGGAGAACAAGTCGCCAGTATCATATTTGAAGAATACGAATATGAAAATATGTTACTTACCGAGAACAACGGCCGAGAAGGTAAGCGTCTATTATCAGGTGTAGCAGGATTCAATGGCAGAGCAGATAAAGGTATACGTACTACTAAATCTGTCAAATCAATCGGTTGTTCAATGATCAAACTATTGGTAGAACAAAATCAGTTGATCATTAACGACTTCGAAACAATACGTGAATTCTCTACTTTTAGTCAAAAGGGAACATCATACGAAGCCGAACCAGGAAATCATGATGATTTAGTCATGTGTTTGGTTCTATTCGGATGGCTGTCTAATCAGAAATTTTTCAAAGAACTCACGGATATAAATACTGTTATAAACTTGAAAGAGATGAATGAAGAGAAGATATTCAGTGAATTAGTGCCGTTTGGCATTATAGATGACGGTCAGAAGCAATTCGAAGAACCAGAATTGGTGTCTGTAGAGGGCAATGACAACTCGTGGTTAATGTAGTTTTAAAAACCTCTTTATTATAAATAATTGTACGATCTTACATAATTAAAATTACAAGGGAGATAATTTTATGCCTTTTCAATTAAGCCCAGGCGTTAATGTTACAGAGATCGATCTGACCACTGTAATTCCAGCCGTCGCTACTACAGATGCCGCCATTGGTGGTGTGTTTAAGTGGGGTCCGGTGGATAAGCCTTCACTCGTTATTACGGAAAGTGAGTTGGCAAATGTTTACGGCAAACCAGACAGTGACAACGCTGAAACTTGGTTCACTGCAGCAAACTTTCTAGCTTACTCAAATCGTCTTCATGTATCTCGAGCTCATCACTCGACTGGAGATACTAATGATAACGTGCGTATCAACGCATACGCAATCAATGGAGCAGATTATTTTGTAGTTGATGGTACTTCTTCAGGAGTTGATAATCTAGACGTCGTTAGTCAAGTAATTGACGGAACTGTTTTAGACGCAACAGTTGTAGTAGACACATCTACTATATCTTTCAATGCTGGTGATACTGCAGCTACAATTAATGCTACTTCAGATACTATTGTTGTAAATACACCTTTGACAATCTATGAAGGTGAACAAGTATTATTGTCAAGTGCAAATGTTTTGCCAACTGCAGTAGACAATGTAACACCTTATTTTCTTGTTGATGTAGCATCTGATAGATTAAGCTTTAAACTTAGTGCTACTCAGGGCGGATCTGCAATTAATTTCGTAGCAGGTCAAGAAGGTAACGGCGATATGACTTTGACTAGATCTGGTCAAACTCGTATTTCTTTGGTTGGTACTACATACACCGGTAGTACTGGCGCTTTCGATTTTGAATTTCATGATCCACGATGGTCATTTAATGCAATTGCTAATAGTTCAGCGCTAGCTTCTAATTCATTGTTAAGTAATCATATCGTTAAAAACGAAGATCATTATGCTGGTGGTATCGATAGTAACTTTGATGACAATGTTTTGTTTGTCGCTAAATATCCTGGTGCCCTCGGTAATTCATTGAAAGTATCAGTATGTGAAAGCGCAGCAGCATTTAATAGCACTGTGACTGTTGCATCAGGAACAACTGTTTCATTGAGCATTGGTTCTAATACGATTACCATATCAGCTTCAACCAACACTGCAGTTAGCGCAGTTACTGATGAATTGAGCGTTGGTGATCTGATCAAAGTAGGTAACTCTGAAATCGGTATGCAATATCTCGAAGTTACTACTATCAATCCAGTAGGTACCGGCACTAGCACAACTGTTAGCGTAGCTGCTAATCTCATAACATCCGAAAATATCTCTATCAATAATGGCAATTTCCAACGATATTGGGGTTATTGGGGTGTAGTTGATGGGTCTCCTGGCCAATCTGCGTTCGTTGCTGCTCAAGGTAATACCGCAGCAAATGATGAAATTCATGTTGTAGTAGTTGATGAAGATGGAGCAATTACTGGCATTCCTAATAACATCCTCGAAGTATGGTCAGGTATGTCACGAGCTACTGACGCGAAGAGTGTCGATGGCGGAAATCTATACTACAAAGATGTCATCAATCAATCTTCTCAGTGGATTTGGTGGGGAAATGACTCAACAGCATCTCCTTCAGCAACTGCTGCGTTGGTAGCATCATCTACGGCAACTACTCCAAATACAATGTCAATGAAATTTGGTCGTGATATTGGTACTGAAACATCTGCAAGTATGGGTGATATTCTTCGAGCATATGATAAGTTTAAGTCTGCTGAAGATTTGGACGTTTCACTAGTATTGACAGGTAAATCTCGCGGTGGTTCTACTACTAATCAGGGTAGAATTGTTGAAGGTTTTCAACTTGCTAACTACTTGATTGATAATATAGCAGAAACTCGAAAAGATTGTGTTGTCTTTTGTTCACCTGATAAAGCAGATGTAGTTGCTAATGTCACTGACATTACTGAAGATGTGAATGATTTTAGATCTGCTCTGCGATCAACGTCATACGCAGTAATGGATAGCGGTTACAAGTATCAATACGATAAGTACAATGACGTATATCGATGGATTCCTCTCAACGGTGACATCGCTGGTCTTTGTGCTAATACTGATAATACACGCGATCCATGGTATTCGCCAGCTGGATTCAATCGAGGAAACATTAAGAATGTCATTAAACTCGCTTGGAACCCCAAGAAAGGTGAAAGAGATCTGCTGTATAGCAATGGTGTTAACCCCATCGTTAACTTCCCTGGACAAGGTATCGTAATGTTTGGCGATAAGACATTGTTGGCTAAGCCTTCAGCGTTCGATCGTATCAACGTACGTCGACTCTTCATCGTCCTTGAGAAAGCGATTGCTACGGCCGCTAAGTTTACTCTCTTCGAATTCAACGACGAGTTTACTCGAGCAAGCTTTGTCAATCTTGTAACTCCTTATCTGCGAGATGTACAAGGTCGGCGCGGTATCACTGACTTCTTAGTAGTATCTGATGAGACAAACAACACTGGAGAGGTTATCGATCGTAACGAGTTTGTGGGTGATATCTATATTAAACCTGCTCGAAGCATCAACTTCATTCAGTTGAACTTTGTCGCTGTACGAACTGGCGTAGAATTCTCCGAAGTTGTTGGGAATTTCTAATAAATAGTATAAATAGAAAATAAAATAGGAGAATAAAATGCCATTTAGCGTACAGAACTTTAAGTCAGCAGCTCTGAGTCAAGGCGGGTATCGTCCCGCCTTGTTCGAAGTGCAGGTTACGACTTTGGGTGAAGAGTTCAATCTGCTCTGTATGTCTTCACAAGTTCCTTCATTTACAACTGGCATCATTGAAGTTCCCTATTTCGGTCGTAAGGTCAAAATTGCAGGTGATCGAACCTTTGCAGAATGGACCACAACAGTCATGATCGAAGAGGACTTCAGCCAGCGTGCAGTACTCGAAGAGTGGGCACGAAAGGTAAATGACGGACCTTCTAATGTACGATCTTATGGATCGCCAGAAGATTACAAAGAAGATGCCACTATTAAACTTTATGGAAAAACAGGATCTAAATTAAGAGAGTATACCTTGGTAGGCTGTTGGCCAAGTGATCTCGGTACGATTGAGCTCGACTGGAATACGACTGACACGATCGGTACGTATACAGTTACGTGGTCATTCGACTACTTTAACCCCGGATCTTAAAGTCCAATTTGAATAATAGGGGGGATTATAAATAATATAGTCCCCCTTGTTTCATCGGAGATAATGAATGGACCTCTTTGGATTTGAAATAAACAGGAAAAAAGAGCAAAAAGAAGCTGAAAAGCTTGTCTCTTTTGTTCCTCCCTCCAATGAAGACGGCGCGTTAACCGTTGCCGCAGGTGGTGTCTATGGCACCTACGTCGACCTCGATGGTTCAGTCCGAACCGAAGCAGAACTAGTCAATAAGTATCGAGCCATCTCGTTCGATCCCACTATTGACATGGCGATTCAAGAAATTTGTAATGAAGCCATCGTCGAAGATAGCGATGAAGAGACAATCTCAATCGTCTTAGACGATATCAAACAACCAGAATCGATCAAGAAAACAATTCAAGAAGAATTTGATAACGTTCTTCAACTACTTGAATTTAATCGCCTCAGTTACGAATTATTCCGAAGATGGTATGTAGATGGTCGTCTATATTATCATGTACTCGTTGACGAAAAGAAACCAACTAAAGGTATTCTAGAAGTACGATACATCGATCCTCGTAATATCAAAAAAGTACGAGAAGTTAAAAAAGAAAAAGATCCGAAGACTGGTGTTACAATTGAAAAAGTAATTAATGAATATTACATGTATAGTCCATCAGGATTTTTGAAAAAGACAGGATCATTGACAGGTCAAATACAAACATCTTATGGTTCATCAGGCAGCGCTTCTGCTGAAGGCGTAAAGATATCTCGAGATGCTATTGTATATTGTACATCTGGTTATCAGAGCCTCGACAATAAACTAATACTTTCATGGCTACATAAAGCTATTCGACCATTGAATCAACTACGTTCGATGGAAGATTCGTTAGTCATCTATCGTATCTCGCGCGCACCTGAGAGACGAATCTTTTACGTTGATGTTGGCGGTTTGCCTAAAGCAAAAGCAGAGCAATACCTCTCAGACATCATGACCAAATTTAAAAATAAAGTTGTCTATGATTCATCGACAGGTGAAATCAGAGACGATCGCAAGTTCATGACAATGCTCGAAGACTTCTGGCTTCCACGCCGAGAAGGTGGAAAAGGTACAGAAATTACTACACTGCCTGGCGGCCAAAACCTAGGAGAAATCGAAGATGTTGTTTATTTCCAAAATAATCTATATCGTTCTCTCAATGTACCCATCACTCGTCTACAACCCGAAACTACATATACTTTGGGTCGTGCTACAGAAATTTCTAGAGACGAAGTAAAGTTCAGTAAGTTTATTACTCGATTACGAGATAAATTCTCAGATTTATTCATGAAGATGCTCGAGCGCCAGCTCATTCTGAAAGGTGTTTGTACTACAGAAGATTGGTCAGAGTGGAAAGATCAGATCAATTTTGACTTTGCAGTTGATAACTATTTCGAAGAACTCAAAGCAATGGAAATGAATCGAGATAGAGCTGGTCTTCTCAGAGAAATGGAAGAATATGTTGGTAAGTATTATTCGCATGAATATGTACGACGATATATTTTGCAACAGACAGAAGAAGAAATCAAAGAGATCGATAAACAAATAAAAGCCGAGATGAAAGATGCTCGATATGCTGAAGATGATATGGGAAGTCCACAAGAAGAAGGTGGTAGATCTCCCGCAGAAGAATCACCTGTACCTCAACAATCTTATAAATTAATACCCGACGACTCGAAGAATGAACAAAGTGACTATGATGATGTATTAAAAATATCGCAGATGGAATTACTTGAAAGTATGACGAGATTTATTGATGAAGCGGGTTAATAAATGGACATTAACGATTTAGTAAATAACGCTTTTGCTCTCAGTCTCTACAAGAAGTTAGATAAAAAGCAAAATGAGAAGTTTGACGATCTACTAGAAAATATTCAAACTCTCGAAGGATTTACAGGACCAGTTGGACCAATGGGACCGATCGGTCCTGCAGGTCCTGAAGGTCCGCCTGGTATTATTGGTGAAGAAGGACCGATAGGAAAGACTGGTCCGATGGGACCAAAAGGCGATATCGGTCCTATAGGTCCAGAAGGACCACCTGGCCCGCAAGGTGATAAAGGCGATCCCGGCGGTCCAGTTGGACCGATGGGACCACAAGGATTACAAGGACCACAAGGTGTACCAGGTGTAAGAGGCCTAAAGGGAGAACGAGGACCTCAAGGATTTAAAGGTGCAAAGGGATTACAAGGTAAACGCGGTTATCAAGGCGACCAAGGCTTACAGGGTGAACCCGGTCCACAGGGCGAACAAGGTCCGAGAGGAGAAGTTGGCCCGCAAGGAGAAATGGGTCTTACAGGTCCGCAGGGCGAGAGAGGACCTCAAGGAAAGATAGGTCCGAAAGGACCGAAGGGCGCCAAAGGTGCTAAAGGTTTAAAAGGTGATGTAGGTCCACAGGGTCCAAAGGGTGATCCAGGTCCTGATTACAAAGAACAAATAGAAACTGCTTTAGAGGAGTTTAATAAAAAGATAAACATAGCTCAGAAATCTTTCGATAAGAAAGCTTCTGAGATGTTTAATAGATTTGGTCTCGTTGGCGCTACCGGTAGTGGTGAAGTAAAATTAAAGAGACTCGATGATGTTGTTTTTAATAATCCGTTAGACGGATCATTATTAACATTTGACTCGACTCAGAATAAATTTGTCTTTACTTCATTTGTAGCGGCTGCTTCAGCCGCAGGTGTCAATTTATCGGTAACAACTCTTGATGATTTTCAAGAATTTACATTAGCTTTATCGGGGACCAGTGCAACGGTTGATCTAGAAGTTGAGAATCTTATAAATATTGTAGAATATTTTATAACGAGAGATAGTGATTCAGTTAGAGTATATCCATCGATAGAACGTACGCGAACTGAGATAAATATAGAATCGAATATAGATTTGACCGGAACTACCTTAACAATAATTCACTACTAATAAAGGAAATACAAGATGGCATCGAGAGAATACTATCATGACATAGACCTAGTCAAAGTAGGTCAACTTGTCAATGCACGCATTCAAAATGTCACGACAACAGAAAGAAATACCTTAGGCAGCAGTTTAGGCAGCGGCAATGTTGGTATTCAAGTCTTTGATACAACCATTGCAGCTCCATTTATTTGGGATGGATCTGCATGGGTACGGGATGCTCTTACTGTTAGTGGTGACGTAGTATACAAAGGTACAATTAACCCTTCAAATGCTGGTACAGTCAACAAAGATTCTGGTTTCCAGTACGTAGTTGACACTGCTGGTACACTTACAGCTTCAGGTGTTACATTCTCGCCATCTGGTGTTGTTGAAGTTGGTGATATTGTACTATTCACCTCTGCAACCGATGCTTCAGTCATTCAACGAAATGTTGAAGGCGCAACGGATGCAGTTGCAGGTATTATCGAACTCGCGACTCAATCAGAAGTCAACACTGGTTCTGATACTACTCGAGCAATTACGCCCGCTACATTAGCAGGTTCTAATCTCGCTTCAGATGTTAGCACTAACCAGTCGAATATCTCCACATTGCAAACGGATGTCAGCAATCTACAGACATACGCTGCCAATAATGCCGGTGATATCGCTACGCTACAAACTCAAGTAACTAATCTGCAAGTCTACGCTGCCAATAATGCCAGCGATATTGCGACCAACGCTACAAATATTGGTACACTGCAGACTCAAATGACGGCGGTACAAACTTACGCTGCTAACAACGCGAGTGATATTGCTACATTGCAGACATCGGTTACCGCTCTGCAAACTTATGCTGCTAATAATGCTGGAGACATTTCTACTCTGCAAACGCAGGTGACCGCAGTTCAAACATATGCTGCTAATAATGCGGCAGATATTGCTACACTGCAATCAACTGTTGCTTCTCTTTCATCTAGCGCAGTAAAAGTATACAGTAACGCAAACGTTGCTATCAGTCAAGGTTCAGCAACAACTATCACTCACAACTTAGATCTTTCTGATCCCAACTTCTTTACCATTCGAGTTGCTGATACTAACGGATCTTCTATTAGTGTAGATATTGACGCTGTTACTTCAAATACTATTACATTGACCTCACTCGTAGCGTTGTCAGGAGTTAAAGTTTATATCGTCGGTTCATAATTTCTAATTTGGATAAATTATGGCTGACAAGATATTTACTGGATTACAGCTTCCCTCATTACAGGGGGCACAAGCTAGACCAGCGGACGCAGGTTTCCTGCGTCTATACTTTAAAGACGAAGAACTCTATGCAGTAAATTCTGCCGGTGGAGATCTCAATCTCTCTGGTTCCTTCCTCGATGTAGGTCTCATTGACTCATCGAATGTTTCCCAAAATGTAGTGACCTCTGTCAGTTCTCTTCGATTCGGAACTGATGGAGGTTTTACTGTCGAAGACTTGGGTTCTGGCCAAGTCAAAGTTAGTCTTAATTCTACTTTTAAATATTGGTCCGTAGCTGGGCAGAATACTGTTATAGCTGAAGGATTAGACACTGTTGAGCTTGTTGCTGGCGATAATATTGTCATCACAACAAATGCTGCAGCAAAAAGCGTAGAATTTTCAACTGCAAATACCCTAGCAGAAATTACTATTTCAGAGACAGCGCCTTCAGGGTCAGGTGTAGGTGATTTGTGGTTTGATCCAAGTAATTTAAAAACCTACATATACTATAATGACAGCTCATCAACGCAGTGGGTTGAGATAGGTGGATCGACCGTTGTCAGTACATCGGGCTCTATCAGCGACGCGAATCTGATATACGATGGTGTGATATCAGAGCATCTCATACCAGATACAGATGTGACATATGATTTAGGTTCTGCTAATAATAGATTCAGAGATTTGTATTTGTCGGGTAATACAATTTATCTTGGCGATACAACTTTTTCAACAGATAAAATACTCGATTTCGATTTAAATATCGATCCAGAAGTTTTTAGAATCAACGTAGATTTTCCACTAGCTGGTCATGGTTATTCACCAAATAATTGGAAATGGACATGGGATGCAGGTCGAGTTGCATATACTCGATTAGCCATTAGAGGTATCGATCAATCGATTGTTCCTCTCTATGCTGCTGGAGAATATACTGTGTTCAACTTTGCTGCTCATGAAACGACTGGCAATATGACACAGACTCATAAAATATATCTGAAATGGATTGAAGGCGCTGGTTTAGAAAATGTGCCAACTTGGTCGACATCAACACTCAATGTGACTGGTATATCTCATCCTCAAATCAGAGGCGGCGCAACAACAGAAGTTCAAAGATTATTCATAGATGTTCCAGACGTCGTGACTGCTCCTACTCTTGTAGCTCCAAATGTAGAATACGATGTGTCAGTTTTAAATATCGGCGCCTTTAATTTTTCTGGATCAGCAGCAGGTGATAATCCTACTCTTGGTCCTGTGTATCGTGGTGGTACATATACATTCAACCTCGATGTCAGTGGTCATCCATTCTATTTGACAACCGATAACGGTAATAATTTTTCTTCAGGTACATATTACGGTGAATATACCGACGGTGTAACTGGCTCTCGTAATCAAACTGGTACACTTGTTCTGAATGTAGCTAATAACGCTCCTAACACCATCTTCTATCAATGTGGTGTACACTCAAATATGAGAGGAGAAATAGAAGTCAGAGATCTAGAAGTTGAAACGTGGCCCAATGGCAATTATAAACTATATTTCCAACACGATCAAGAAGGACATTCGACACCTGTAGAAATTAAACCAAAACCGACGATTAATGACATCGATAATGTTTGTTTGATATATGACGGCGCGCGCTCTAAATTTAAAGTAAAAGATATGGGCGAATACGTAGACGATACTGTTCAATTTCAGTCCAAAATTGAAGATATCGTAACAACACAAACAGTGAATAATGTGACTGCTAATCAGGTTAGTACACAAATCAGAGACGAAATAGAATATGTGATTAACTCTCACACAACTGGCACTCTCGATCTCTTGACTGGTACGAAGAGATGGTATGCTCCGTTCAATATTACTATTACAGAGATCACTGCGAACTTAGGACTGGCAGCAGATGACACTGTGACTGCAGTAATTAATTCAGGAGGTTCTAATCTACAAACTATAAATATAACTGCAGGTCAATTATCGACAACTTTAAGCGGTTTATCATTAACGGTAAATAGTGGAGGCTATTTAACGATTAACGTTACGGCCGTCGGTACTACAAATAAAGGCGAAGATCTTTACATACAAATAAAATACAGGAGAACATGATGGAGTTTATCATCCAAGAAAACTTAGATAATCCATCTGAACAAGAAAAATATTTTGCCGAGCTTATAGACGGAGAGGCAAAGATATATCGTATTAGTCTTGAAGATTCTTCTCGTGATCTAATAGCAGTACAGCCATGGTATCCTCGCGGAGATGGTACGCGAGTAGCTTGGACTGATTTAAATCAAGTGGTCAATTGGTATCAACAGATCACTACTGGAGAGCAAAATGCCTAAGATAAAAGATCCACATAGAAATATGGTCGCTGTCTTCGAGGATCCGAGGCCAGCAAGAACACAATTATATTTTTATGGTGATGCCCACGTTAAATCTACCTTGGCTCCTATTTTCAATAAGCACGCTAAATTTGGTACAAGTTTTCAACCGATTAATCGGCATGGTTACTCTACTTGGGGAGGAATCAATGCTGGCGGTATGCATGGCGGAGTCATTATCACTACAAAAGAATGCGCTACTATCAATGGTACTACAAACACTGGAAATAGTGTACATTGTAATATAATGCCAGGTCAAATGCTTTCAATGGATCCAGACAGACCATATAGACCAGCGATGTGGACTTCAGAAAATGGTATTACTAGTTTACTTGTCAATTCTACTAGCGGCGCGTCATATTCTAGAGAACATAAGTGGTGGTCAAATATTGACACTAATGCAGAAATTAGTGAAGTTTCGATTACAGGCGCGCATAGTTATACCGGAGCGCCCGGCACATATACAGAAATCAATCATCCGGGCGAAGTATTATATAAAATGCCCGGAACAAATTATTATTCTGGTATCTATCATAGAGACGCCGGCTCCCAAAGAGGTAATGTGCACGGTAATTTCCATCGTGTAGGTTTGATGCGACCTAATTTCCCCAATTGGACGTCTACAGATATTGGTGCACGCCGCGACTATAATTTTTTCCAATTTATTGGACCATCAGATATTGACAGTAGACCAATCTATTTGTTGACAGATTATCGTTATGATAGAATTCATTATATCGTTAGACACAATGTAGATCTTAATACTGAAACAGTTTTGCACACATTTAATACTATACCTTCTGCTTCAGGTAGTAATTATGGCGGCGAAAGAAATAAGGGTGCAGGTTTAGATGAACAACATAAAGCATCTTCTAAAATATTCGATGATGTATTGAGTGCTGGAAACAAAGCTTGGTATACACCGTATTTCGATACGAGTGATAACTATTTTCCATTCTATTTTCAATGGGAAAAATCTACAGATACATTCGTACGAAATGAAGATGTCACTGTTAGCGGTAATCTCAGTTCTACCTATTTAAATGATGGTTTGGGTATTCAAGGCGGTTATGGCTGTTTTAATTCTGTATTATATAATGAAGTTCATTCGTATGGTGGTAATAAGTACATTACTCTGTTCCCGCTCGAAGGTTCTTATGCAGCCCACGATGCAGTTCCAGGTGGTAGAACATTTATTACATATTCTATTGACGCATCTAATCCAAAAGCATTGACGCACCACAGCCATGAGATTGCAACTCACACAATTAAAAATATTATATGGCTAAATGACTCACGTACATTACTTGGTGTGTTCCATCAATCAAGCTTTGCTATATACAATTTCGATGGTGTGAATGGATGGACAGAATCGGGCCGTATTCCATATGGTGTTGGTAGTGTTGGTAGAGATTCAACTGATAGAATCTTTGCTTTTGTTAATGAAGGTGATACTTATGGAACAGTGCATCAAATCACGCCGACTGTACCAATCAACGTGACGATTACACCTGCACAGTCATCTTATAATTATACTGGCACTAATATTAATTCGACTATTGCTGTCAGCGCATATGGTATTGATGGTACTCGTATCGCTACGACTGTCAATTTGTCGATTAGTGGTTCGACTCTAACGTTTACAGGAGGAGCTACAACTGCGACTGTTACTACATCGACAAGTGCTGATGTTAATGTTGATATCGTTGTAACTGGAGCGGGGCTATCTGACATCCTAGCTAATATAGATGTGTAAATATGGCAACATCTACAACTACTGCCTTCTCATTTTTATCGAACGATTTTCGCGACGATAATACTGATAATATCCCGTATCAGGGTACTTCTATACGGTCAACGAGAACTAATCTTAATCTTCACACTCAGGGCGAGCAACAATTTAAATTTAATGTAGGTGGTGATGAACCAGTATCAACCGTACAAATGGGCGGTTATAAAATTGACACAGAAGGCAATAGATCATTATTAGCATTTGCTAATACTCATAGTCCAATTAGCATGTTTGATATCGAGAATCATGTTCATTCTCAGAATATGCCAGATCATTTTATATCAAGCAATTGGGGCGCAGTCAATCGAACAACGATAGACGGCAAAGATTGTATCGATCTATCATCTCAAGCCTCAATTACAAACACTTCAGCACCCGCTCTCGGTCAATACTATACTCTCTTTGCCGTATGGTATCCTCGTGTTTCCAATAGTGGTTGGCGAACAATGTGGAGAGGAGATAATGACCATAAGGTCATTGTAAATAATAATGCTACAGATTTAGGCATGTACTCAAATAGAAACGGTGCATTTAGAGACACAGGCCACAATATTTCTATTCAGTGGCAGAGATTAATAGTTGTAGGACAAGGTGATAGCGCCACATCATCAACAGGTACACAGACATTTTATATCGATGGACAAAATGTAGGAACAACAGATAGAGTGGGCAGTGGTACAACATTTAATACATTTGGGTGGGTAGGTCAAGCTCCTGGATATTTTATGGAGATTGGTGTATTAGGCGAAGCTTTGAGTACAAGCGATGTAGGTACTCTTGATCTTTTAATGAATGCTACACTCACGGCAAATGGTAGTTCAGGAAATACTGGTTTATCTTTCTCACAATCGTTGAGTCCAGATCAAAGTCTCATTACTTATAATTCTGGTACATTTACTAATTTTACTCATTCAGAAAAGTTAGCCGTATTAAATCCATCTGTCACACAAATCAAATCGAATGTACCACAATCAACCACTACATTAAGCAAACAGATTAGAATAACAGCTTCTAATAAGATACAGCCTACACTGCAGAGTGGTGGAGGTGGCTCAGGCGGAGGAGGAGGAGGAACAGTCGAAAGACAAGTTTGGTATTGATATGATAAATTATTTGACGGATGAAGATAAAAATCCGATCTTTATTGAATGTGATATAAATCTGAGAGAAATATTCGAAAGTCACAGAGATAATATGATCGAGAGTTATGGTGACAAAATACATGAAAACGTTTTAAAGAAAACATATAATGTAGAATACAAATATTGTTTAGATGATTTAGTTCCAATTTATGAAAAAGCTTTGCAGAAAATATTCATGACGCAAGGAGAAGACGATTTAGAAACAGCATCATGGATTTATGTGCAAAAACCCGATCTACAATTTAATAAATTTCATAAACACTCGCACATTATACCATCACCTAAATTTTGCACCGTAACATATTTTGATGTACCACAAGATGGCGGAGAGTTTTGTTTTAAGTATCAGGGTGAAGAATATATAATAGATGTGAAAGAGGATTTATTGTATCTGTTTCCAAATTGGTTAGAACATAAACCAATGCCGCACAACGGAGAAGAAACACGAATTTGCTTGAATGTAGATTTTTACACAAAGAATAAATTTTTATTTAGAGAGTTCGATCACTACTGGTAATATGGCACAAATAGATTTTCCAAACAGTCCTATTAATAACCAGACCGTTGTAGTCAATGGTGTGACGTACACCTATGACAGTGCAAAAAATAGGTGGAATAGAACTGTCAGTATTGGTGGGGGTGGCGGAGGCGGAGCATCGGTCACGGTAGGTACGACTGCGCCAGCTTCTCCGAGCAATGGAGATCTGTGGTTTGATTCAACTGATTTGTTATTGTACATGTATTATGCCGATGGATCTTCGAATCAATGGGTACAAGTCATACCATCGGGTACATCTATTTCAGCAGGCGCAAATCCTCCAACTAATGCAGATTCAGGAGATTTATGGTTTGATCCCGCTGATTTAATATTGTACGTTAATTATAATGATGGAAGTTCGACTCAGTGGGTAAAAGTTGTACCTGGAGGTGGCAGTAGTAGTAGTGCTAACACACTCAGCTTATCTGACTTTAGTGTTACACAAAATCCTGCTTCAAGCACAGGAACACTATCATATAATAATACAACAGGCGTTTTTACTTATACACCACCAGATCTGACCTCATTTCTTACATCAGTAACCTATAGTCAAGTTGCAAATACGCCGACGAATCTAAGCCAATTTGTTAATGATAGTGGATTTATAACTGGTTATACAGTTACAGCAAATGATGTGATTCAATATGAAGCCAATTTAACAATTGATTACACACAACTGACGAATACACCCACTGATGTAGATGATTATATTAGGGCATATCGGTATCAAGGTGCTCTGACTATAAATACTGGTACGAAGAGATTTTATTTACACGACAGTTATACATTGTCGAGTATCTATGCTTATGTAGATACTGCTCCGGTAGGAGCTGCTATTAATTTAACTGCAAGAAAAAACGGTGTCGCTCTACAGAATTTTTCGATAGCAGACGGTAATAATGCAGGTGCTACAACGAGTTTATCACACTCATTTGTAGCTGGAGATTATGTAACTGTAGACATCACACAAATAGGATCAACAACAGCAGGCGATAACTTATACGTTGTGTTTGTATTTAGGTAATAAATATGGCTCAGATAGATTTTACAAAAGAAATAACTCAAGTCGATGAAAATGGAAATACTGCAGTTGTAGCAGTCAGTCATCGTGCTACATTAGATAATGGTGTAGCAGAAGTTTTTATCGTTAACGAAGATGACAGTCTCGATTCAATTCGATATCAACCATGGAAACCAAACGGAGATGGTAGTCGTTCAGATTGGGTCGATATTAATGATGTCGTCGACTGGTTCCAAAATACCGATTAGGAAAAAAACATGGCTAAGGTAAGAGATACTACTAAAGGTTGGGGTACTGAAAACGAAGGTACCACGATGGTGATTGAAAGCCCAAATCCAAATCATACGCGGATTTGGATTGAAGGCGATGGTCATGATAAGACTACGCTAGCACCAATTTTTGGTTCGTTTATGCATCTTCGCAAAGATATGGACAAAAACCAAGCACGTCAGTATCAAAACTCTCCAAATCGATATTATGCTGTTGATAATGCCATGACTTTTAGATCTGGTTGTGGCCCAAATACAATGGCTTTATCGAAGTCAACGACATATAGTCCACAAACAACATTCACTTATCAAAATAGCAGACATAATAATGTAGATTATTGGCCAATGTTGTCAATGGATCCGACTGTTATTTCATCTCCAATGAGAAGAGTGACTAATCCAAGCACAAATATATCCGTAGATTTTTGGTTAAACATGACGAATTGGTACAATTGGTATCGAGTCATGGCATGGTATAATACAAATGGAGAGTGGGACCAATATCAACCAACACACGAGCATACATATGATGGTCAAGGTAGTTCAAGCGAAATTTATCATCCCATCATGCCAACTATATGGGAAGCAGGTACAGATTGGATTTCTCTTATTACTAAACAAACTCGATACGACAGTTATGTAGCAAGACCAACTTGGGGCATAGGCAGAAATAAAGGTGCAGAATTTATCACAACGAATCATAATTATAATACCACTCAAAGAACACCATATGTCATACAATTTTGTGGTAAATCTGACGTTGATGGTAAAGCGATATACTTGTATAATAATCAAGACAATGATTATCAGCAATATATAACTAAACATAATGCAGCTAGTAATAATACAACTGATTTGCACTATTTTAGTGCTGCGCCGACAGCAGCTGGTACAAATGCTGGCGGCATAAGAACAACTACTGTTATTAGCAAAGTTGCTAAATACTCGTCTTCTTTCTTCGATGATCCGACTAGTGCAGGAAATACTTGTGCTTATATTCCATATTTTGATACAAATCTAGATTATCATCCATTCTTATTGCAATGGGACAAAACATCAGACACATTTACTCGCAGTTCTGATATTACTATTACCGGAAATACATCGTCATCGCATATTACAAATATGAGAGGAGACGTTGGTGACTTGACTGGTCATGCTTTGACAGGATGGAACGAGACTTTCGTAAGTAATGGTTCTCGATATCTGACATTGATGATGTTAACTGGCCATCATCAAGAAAACGATCAGAACTCGCAAGGCAGAACATTTATAACATATACTATGAATCCAGCTGATCCAAAACAATTGACATATCACAGTACAACAACGATTCCTAAAACTCCAAAAGCAGCAGTCTTTTTGAATGATGCGAAGACACTAATGGGAGTTATTAGTTATGCTGCTACTTATTTCTATACTTGGAATAATACTACAGGTTGGGATTTAGCAAGCACAGTCAATGAAAATATTACTTCGTTAGGCAGAGATTCAACAGATAGAATATGGGCTACGGCAGTAGGCACAGAAGGTGATTATGGTGATCTTCATATTCTTACACCTTCATTGCCTATCAAAGTAGAAATTACTCCAGCAAGTAGTTCATATAATTATACTGGAAGTAATATCAATTCTACTGTAGGCATTAGCGCGTATAATATTGCGGGCGCAAGAATTGCAACTACTATTGATCTATCAATCGAGGGTAGTACAATGACCTTTTCAGGAGGAGCTACGACTACTAGTATTACTACATCCACCAGTGCTGACACAAATGTAAGTATAATCATCACCGGGGCAGGGGTGAGTGATATAGTTGCTGATGTGAGCATTTAAAAGGCGCCACATGGGCAGATTATCAGTCAGAGCTAATAGTGCTACTACTCAAAAAAATAGAATACAAAAAAAGAGTATTAGTGTAGGAAGTACTACTACCGAATGGCCTTCATTTGGTGGTTTGACTACTAATCTATCTGGCGCTAGATTAGGAATTATTTCCGGAACTTTATCAGCAGCAACTCCATCAAATGTATTATCTTCTAATATATCCAATTTGATTGCTTCCTATGAAGGAAGTACTTTTTCTGGAACAACATGGACAGATGATGTTGGAACATATAATACAAGTGCATATAGAGGTACACCATCTATATCTTCTACTACACTCAATGGATATGATATACTAGAAGGTACAACAGCAGACGGTTTACAATTTCCAACTGCGATACTACCCACAACTTTTACACTCTTTCATGTGGCAAGATATAATGGAACCGAAAGAAGAATATTTGATGGTATAACCAAAAATTGGTTAAATGGATTTTGGAATGGTCTCGCTGGCGTTGCGTATCATAATGGTTGGTTGATGTCTGGAGGAGATCGAGCAGATCATGAAGGAACAAATTGGGTCATATCTTCGAGCCAAGATGGTTTATACAGATCGAACGGTATTCAAAGAAGTACTGGAGTAGGAGGAAATACTAACGATCAATTGAGTATTAATTATGGTGTTCAAGTAGCAACAGAAACTTCAGATTGGCAGTGTGCTGAAGTGATAGTATTTGATAAAGAATTGTCTGCGACAGAAATAGATGATGTAGAACAATATCTTTCTTACAAATATAATTTGCCATTAAATGGTACAGTTGCAACATCTTGGCCATATGGTGGAACTTATGGTTCTCCAGCAAATAATCAAATATTTGATACAATTACAACTTCGCTGACATCCGCTAATACACCTACATATTCATTTGGGAAAACTATTAGTATTAGATCAACACGTGTGCCGGTGAGTGAAACAACTATTTCAAGAACTAACAAAAAAATATTTTCGTATAATTCTACAGATCAATTTAATTTACAAGCACTGCGCGTTGCTGCTGGAGAAACTGTTGATTATACAAAAGCTAGAGCAATCATTTCAGATGTTTCTGGCGGTGGCGGTGCACCAGCAGATCCCGAAAGTTGGGAATAAGTATAAATATAAAGATCCCAGGGATAATATATGGCCGCATACAATTTTCCAAATAGTCCAAGCGATGGCGATACAGTCGTAGTTAATGGTGTAACTTACACCTATAACGCTACTAAAAATGCTTGGAAAGATGGAGCTGCTTCATCAAGCGGCTCTTCGGCTTTTGTTATTGTCAGTAATACAGCACCGACTACACCTGGAGATGGAGATTTATGGTTTGATACAGCTAACAACGAGTTGTACGTCTATATCGATTCATCAAATACCTGGGCAGATTCTGCTACATTCACACAAATAGATTACGTAACTAAAGTCGGTTACAATCTATCGAATCCTTTAGATACAAATGCTATTGTACTCGATGCTGGTAGCGCTGTAACACAAGCGACATATTACGGTGATGTGATCGATAAAACAGCAAATAATCTTGTTGTTCTCGATATATCTAATCGAGCTTTTTGGGGTAACACAAACGGATCACATTTTGGTGATGTTTACGATGTTGTAGGCAATGCTATCATCATCGATACTGATGGAGGCACTCTCAACTCACCAATCTTTTACGGCGAAGTCGATGGTTCTCTTGTAGGTGATACGACCGTATCAGGTCATTTTACTCCT